CCATGACGCTAATCTTCCTGTTGGTTGCCTATTCTGGCTTTGCCATTGCCTCAATATTTGAGTACGAAACCCGTGGCGCTTACGTTGAATTGCTGGGACAATGGGGCATGCTCGTGATGTCGTTCTACTTTGGTGGACGCACAATGGAAAAGATTGCAGATAGGATTAAAAAATGAATCTGACACCGCATTTCACCCTTGAAGAACTCACGCACACTGACCACAGACAGTATGACAACACCCCCAACGAAGCCGAGCTGGAGAACCTTAAGCGACTCGCCGCCTTCCTTGAGGAAGTCAAAACTGCCTTGGGCGGAAGACCAGTCATGGTTAACTCAGCTTTTAGAAGCAAGCAAGTCAATGATGCTGTTGGTTCTAAAGATACTAGCCAGCATCGTATTGGTTGTGCTGTGGACATCCGAGTACCTCAACTAACCCCTGACGAAGTGGTCAAAACCATCATTGCGTCTGGCCTGCCATACGACCAAGTTATCCGAGAGTTTGACCGCTGGACTCATGTAAGCATCCCAAACACGCCAGATGCCAAGCCAAGAAAGCAGGCACTGATTATCGACAAAACAGGCACACGGCTGTATGCTTGATGCATCCCTTAATTGATGGGAAAATAAGCCATGCCATTAAAGATGTGTAACAAATGCCAGTGTGAAAAGCCAACTTCTGAGTTTGGCAAAGATCGCGCACGGCATGACGGTTTGACATATCGATGCTTAGCTTGCAGAAAAGTTGCAAATACAAAAAATGCCAACTTAATTCAAGCTCAAAAACGCAACCACTACGAACGAAATAAAGCTGTATTGCTTGAGCGCAAACGGGAAAGTTACGCTAAAAATTCAGACACCAAAAAAGCGTACCAACGTGCGTATGCGGCGGCTAGACCAGAAGAAACCAAACTTAAATCAAAACTGTTCTATGCAAAGAACCCCGACTACTACAAAGAATTTCGCCAGAAATACCCTGACAAGGTAAACGCAAAAGAAATAAAGCGCAAAACAGCCAAGATGAATAGAACGCCAGCTTGGTTAACTGAAGACGATTTTTGGTTAATTGAGCAGGCTTATGATTTGGCTGCCAAGCGCACTCAAATGTTTAAATTTTCTTGGCACGTTGACCACATAATACCGTTACAAGGCAAGATTGTTTCTGGTTTGCACGTTCCACTAAACTTGCAAGTAATACCGGCATCAATAAATACGTCTAAACAAAACAAATTTGAGGTGTTGGATGCCGCTTAAAAAACTTCAACAGAAGAGTGGCGTGAATCGTGAGAACACGCGCTATACGTCTGAGAACGGCTACTATGTATCCGATAAAATACGTTTTAGGCAGGGCAGCCCAGAAAAAATCGGTGGTTGGCAGCGTATTTCCTCGGCTATTTTCCAAGGGGTTTGCCGCTCTTTGTGGAACTGGGTGACTCTGGGCGGGCAGAATCTGCTGGGTATTGGCACTAACTTAAAGTTCTACATTGAGAATGGTGGACTGTATTACGACGTTACACCCCTACGCTCGGCTGTACAAACTCCTGTAACACTAAACAACCCTTTTGACACTACATCTGGGTCAGACGTTATTAACGTCAATGACACTGCCCACGGTTTACTTACCGGTGATATTGCTACCTTTTCTGGGGCCGTTGCGGTCGGTGGAATTCCAGCAGAAGTACTTAACACTAACCACACCATAACGTATGTTGGAGCTGACGACTACACAATTACCGTATCTACTACGGCATCATCCACTGTGACTGGCGGGGGCGGTGCATCTGTTTCAGCAACATATACGAAGCTTAGCGTTGCACTGACAAACCCATTTTCTACGGTTAACGGGTCAACAACTGTCACTGTAACTGACGCAGCTGGTGGCTATACCAATGGTGACTTTGTTACCTTCAGCGGTGCTACAGCTGTTGGTGGCCTTACTTTAAATGGTGAGTATGAGCTAACCGTAACCGGCACATCTACCACTCAATACACAATTACTGCGGCAAGCCCGGCTACTTCCACTGCTACGGGCGGTGGGTCTGCTGTGGTTGCTGCTTACCAAATTAACATTGGCGCTCCTTATGCGCTTCCTTTGGTTGGCTGGGGTGCTGGCCCGTGGGGTGCTGGGCCTTGGGGCGTTGGTGTGGAATCATCTGACCAGATGCGTATTTGGTCACAGGCTAACTTTGGTGAAGACTTACTCTTTGCACCTAACGGTGGTGAGATTTACGTCTGGAAAGCAAGCTCTTTGCTGACTTCACGGGGTGTGGCTATTAACAACTTGCCGGGAGCTTCTTCCTGCCCAACGGTTCAGAGTTCTATTCTGGTGTCTGATGCTTCACGTTTTACGTTTGCGTTTGGCTGTAATGACTATGGAAGCACCATTCAAAACCCCATGTTGATTCGCTGGTCTGACCAAGAGGATTACTTGGAATGGTTCCCCTCTGCAACCAATCAGGCTGGTAGCTTACAGCTATCCAAAGGCTCAAAGATTGTTACTGCAATTCAGACCCGGCAGGAGATTGTTGTGTTTACAGACTCAGCTCTGTATTCGTTGCAGTACCAAGGGCCGCCAGCGGTGTGGGGTTCCCAGTTGTTGGGAGACAACATCTCTATTGCCGGGCCAAACGCAGCTGCAACCGCCACTGGTGTGGTGTACTGGATGGGTATTGATAAGTTCTACAAATACGACGGTCGGGTGCAGACTCTTAGATGTGATCTGCGTCAGTATGTTTTCCAAGACATTAACTTGGAGCAACAGGATCAATTCTTTGCCTCTACCAATGAAGGCTTTAACGAGATCTGGTGGTTCTACTGTTCCGCTGGGTCGTTCACTATTGATAAGTACGTAACATACAACTACTTAGAAGATGTCTGGGCTTACGGCACAATGGCCCGAACAGCATGGATTGACTCTGCATTGCGTAAGTACCCAATGGCGGCAACGTATACGTACAACATTGTCTACCACGAACAAGGTAATGATGACAACGAAACCGGTACAACTTTGCCAATTACTGCCGTTATTGAGACTACCGAGTTTGACATTGATGACGGCGATCACTTTGGGTTTGTCTGGCGTATCCTGCCCGACATTACTTTCCGTGGGTCTGATACATCATCTCCGCAAGTCACCATGACTTTAATCCCCATGCAGAATGCTGGATCAGGCTATAACGATCCAATATCCTTGGGTGGTAACTCGGATGCTACGGTAGTACGTACAGCCACCGTGCCGATTGAAGAGTTTACGGGTCAGGTTTACGTCAGGGTTCGTGGCCGTCAGATGATTATGAAGGTGGAATCTACCCAGCTTGGGTGCGCATGGCAGCTTGGCTCACCCCGTATTGACATCCGTCAAGATGGCCGCAGAGGTAATTCATGAGTCTGATTGTTACAACGGAATACGACTTTCAGCGGGTTGAGCCGCCTGCTCTGCCGTTGGCAGCAGAACAATACAACAAAGCTTACCAAGATCAGCTAAACAATGTGCTTCGGTTGTATTTCAACCGACTGCAAAACATTCTTAACCAGATGAATACTGGCTCAGGCTCAATTGATGGGTCTGGCTTGCGTGTTCCTTATGGGGCTTTTTCTAGCGATCAAGATCAGACAACTACGGCCAATACAGCCACGTTGATGACGCTTAACACCACAGACTTTTCTAATGGCGTAACCATAGATACCTCTAAAATCACGGTAGCAACTGCTGGTATTTATAACTTGCAGTTCAGTGCTCAGTTCCAAAACACGGACAACCAGATTCAAGACATGAGTATTTGGTTAAAACAGAATGGCGCTGACATTGCAGGATCGACTGGGTTTATCTCAATCCCTGCACATAAGAGCGCGTCTGCTGGTGATGAAGCTCACGAGATTATTGGCTGGAACTACTACGTTTCTATGGCGGCGAACGACTACATTCAGATCTACTGGTCAACCACAAATGCTTCTGTAACAATACAGCATTACCCAGCAAGCACAGGCCCAGTGCGTCCTTCTACCCAGTCTGTTGTAGCCACAATGACCTTTGTGTCGGCTCTGCCTTAAGGAAAAATATGGCTGAAGATTACAAGCAACTTATAAAGAAACAAATTCTTGGTCAAGGTTTAACTGGCAAATGGTCTGGTGCGGGTCACGGTTCTGCTGAGGCAAATGCCGAGGACATGGCTAGGATTCTGTCTAGCATTGGCATTACCGACATCAAGCAGTTTGGTAAAGTTCCAAAGTATGAGCCTGTTCAAGAGATTGGTAAAACATACAACGGCAATCAAGTTGTTCAACTTTACGATGAAGATGCTGGCACTTCCAGAAACGTCATTAGGCAACCCGATGGCGGCGCTGATGAAGAGGGAAACCCAACATATAAGATGGTTGATGTCCCACAAGACGCAAAAATAGATACTCAATATGGTCTTGCTCAGGACAACGGAGAGGGTGGTTTCAACTACACACCAGTTGATCCATCAAAAGTTAAAACGGTAAACGGGCAAGCGGTAGCCGATACTGGGCAAACAACATTTGGAAATAAAGTTACTGGTCAAGAAGTCCCGAACACATACACCGAGCGCCAAACGGGGAACTTCTTTGGTGGCACTTATGAGGGAAAAGGAAACACCGGTTACGGTGTGCAATTTGATGACCAAGGTAATCCGTATTTCTACACACAGGGCGCGTCTAGCAGTGACTTGGGAAGTATTGCCCCACTGCTGTCAATTGCTTCATTTATTCCCGGCGTAGCTCCATTTGCTCAAGGTTTAAACGCACTGATTGCAGCCAAGCAAGGCAATATATTGGGTGCAGTTGCAGGTGCTGCTGGTCTTGGTAGTATGGCGGGTATCAGTGGCATGGCTGATGTTGCCAACGCAGCTAAATTCGCGGGCGCTCTAAAAAGTGGCGATCCGTTAGCAATTGCTATGGCTGGCGCTAATGCTGGTGGAATAAGTGATGTTGGCGGCTTTGACCTTAAAGATATTTCCAAAACAATTGGCGCGGTTAAAGCAATTGAAAGTGGTGATCCACTAGCCATACTGCGTTATGGCATGGATGCAATTCCAAAAGGCGACAACCTTACTGCTTCTCTTGGCCCCGGCGACATGGATGAATTTAGAGAGAACCTAATCCCCGGTATGTTTAAACCCGGCAGTGGTGGGTACTCATCCTTAACTGGCGGCTCGGATAGTGACGGTTATGAAAGTGTGTTTGACCCAACCTTTGGCGGCACAATGCCAACCGGCTCCGGCTACATTGATGAAACAACGGGTGAGTTTGTTTCAGACCCTTTGGGTGGAGTACAAGGCCCACTTGGGCCAGAGACAGGCAATATCGACCCCAACAAAGAATGGGAATACAGCCTGACTAGACCCGGAGTTTGGACAAGCAAGGATGGCGAAGAGATTGATGTGAGCTACATGCCAGATCGAGACACAGCCATAAGCGGTGCGGAGTTAATGAAAAGAGCTGGGGCTATGCCCGGCGGGGCTAAGAAGGCGGCTCCAGCAAAACCCGCAGCTAGACCAACTACGCCCGGCGCAAGGCCCACTACACCCGGCACAAACCCTGCGGTAGATGCAATAACCAACTTAGCTAATCAACAGCAACAGCAACAAAACGCCTTGTTGAACATGATGATGAGTGACAAGACTGAGGGCGCTAAGATAAAATCGTTCAAAGAGCTTTACGGGGAAGACTTGTTTGGGGGGCGTTATGTCCCGCCTTCCGCGCTCGGTGCTGACGACGGGTTTTCAGGAATGCCTATGCCGATGCCGATGCAAGGGATGGCACAAGAGCAGGATGACGGGGATGGTGGGTTTTCTAATGGTGGTCGCGTAAACAGTACTGACGTTGACACCTTGTTACAAATTTTGAGGGGTTAATTATGGGTGAACCAGTATACGGCTACGAAAACGGTGTTCCAGTAAACGGGGACGCGTACGACTTCAATAAACTCATTGGCATTTCCCCCGGAAGTACTTCGCAATATCGCAATGCAGATTCGCCCAGCAATCGGGAAATTCAACAAAGCATTGACCCCAATTACGGCGGTATTGGCAGTTTTATTAAGGATCTTTTTACCGATAAGAAAACCGGTAATTTAGACATGCGAACCGTTGGCGCTTTAGGTGGCGCTTTGGCTGGCGGGCTTGGAGCCTTGCGCCCTAACACCCAAAAAGGTGGATACCAAGGTGGCATTCCACGATACACAGCAAACCGTAGTATGGTAACTGCTCCTCCCGCTGGTAGCCGCCCCGGTGCTGGCGGTGTTAGCTATGGCGGTGATGTTAACTACACAGTATCTGGCAAACCAACCGGTGTAGGTTCTTCTGATGGTGGTGGCGGCGGTGGTGGTAGCTCTACATTAGGAAACATTGCTAAAGTAGCTGGTGGTGCTGGATTGGCTGCATTGCTTGGTAACTATCTTAGTAAGCCGGGTAATGCAAGTAACGCCATTGGCTCCATTTCTAATATATTTAAAGGGATTGGCGGCAGTGCTCCACCCGGATCTACTGCTGGCGGAACGCTAAAGAGAATACCAAAACTGGATGAATTTACTGGAATTGATAAACAGATTAGAGACAATCTAGCGTCTCAGCTTCCAAATCAGTTAACCGATGCAGAAGTTGAAGCTGAGTTTGATCGTCTTCGTGGCGAAATACCAGAGTATGAAATGCCAGAGTATGAAGCGCCAGCGTTTACGCAATTTCCGTCATACGATGACTATCCTTACTTTGGTGAAGGTGAAAGTTTTATGTACGCTAAAGGCGGCAATGTAAACAGCCCTCGCTACCTACAAGGGGAGACTGATGGCATGGCTGATAAGATTCCAGCCCGTATTGGTCAGAGCCAACCTGCTGCGCTTAGCCATGGTGAGTTTGTTGTCCCTGCGGATGTTGTGTCTCATTTGGGCAACGGTAACTCTGATGCCGGAGCTAAGAAGTTATACAGCATGATGGACAAGATTCGTCAAGCTCGTACCGGCACAAAGAAGCAAGGTAAGCAAATCAATCCCGACAAGTTCATGCCCGGTGGTTTGGCCCAAGCTTATGCTGATGGCGGCGCTGTTAAGAAGTTTAATACCGGTGGGGCATCAGGCGTTGGCTCTGCGGCAGCGGCGGGCGTGACCGGTCAAGAGCAAGCCCCTGCAACTTGGGCGGGCGAGTACATCACCGACATGCTCGGTAAAGGCCGCGCATTGTCTGAAGCTCCATATCAGCAGTACGGTGGCCCATTGACTGCGGGTGCTTCTGGTTTGCAACAGCAAGCGTTCCAAGCTGCGGGTAATCTGTCTGTGCCTAGCAGTGTTGGTCAAGCTACTCAGACTGCGGGTGATATTGCTGCCAAAGCTCAAGGCATAAACTACGGCCCAACTAAGTTTGATAATCAGTTTAAAGCGCCAGAACTTTCTGCTGCCACGCAGTTTACAAACCAGTTTAAAGCACCCGACCCGTACCAAAGTACAACGTTCAAATCAGGCACTTTTGGTCAGGAGCAAGCTCAGCAGTACATGAATCCGTACTTGCAGGCTTCTTTGAACCCACAACTAGAAGAGGCTCGCCGTCAGTCAAACATTAGCGAGCAAGCAAACAAAGCTGCAATGACCAAGGCTGGTGCTTTTGGTGGTGGCCGTAGCGCCATCTTGACCGCAGAGAACCAACGTAACCTTGGCACTAACCTAGCTGGTATTACAGGTAAGGGCTATGACACTGCGTTCCAGAACGCTATGTCTCAGTTCAATGCTGACCAAGCCCGTAACATGCAGGCACAGCAGGCATCTGAGCAGTCTAAGCAGTTTGGTGCTACTCAGGGCATGACTGCCGCTGACATGATGGCTAAGTACGGCATGTCTGCACAGCAAGCTCAAGAAGCTGCACGTCAGTTCAACCAAGGCCAGTCTATGACTGCGGCTCAGCAAGCCGCTCAGTACGGTCAAGCTGCCAACCAAGCGTCTGAACAATCCCGTCAGTTTGGTGCTGACTTGGGACTCAAAGGTCTTCAGACTGGTCTTCAGGCCGCACAGACTCAAGGTAACTTGGGAATTTCTGGTGGTCAGTTGGGCTTGGCTCAGTTGCAAGAACAGGCGCGTCTTGGTGCTCAACAGCGTGGTATTGAGGCTGAAGGTATTGCCGCAGACAAGGCAGCATTTGAAGAAGCTCGTGAGAATCCATTCAAGATGGTTCAGTTCCAGCAGTCTTTGCTCCAAGGTTTGCCAATTTCCGCAACCAACTACAACATGGCTCAACCTAGCACATTGCAGGAAATTCTTGCGGGTGCGGGCGGTGGAGCTAAGTTGGCCGGTAACACAGACAGCGGCATCACGCTTGACCGATTGCTTGGTAACTTAGGATTTGGGTCTTCATCCCCAAAGTAGATTCCGCCGCGTCTTCGGATAGCGGCGGGGGCTTGGGCCTAGGGTTAGGATTAGCTGGTGGTTTGGCTGCTGCGGCTGCGTCACGCCCTGCTGAGCCTGAGCCTATGTTTACGCCAAGGCAAGAACCGTCTTATGCATATAACCCACCGCCTCCTGAGCCACCACCCCCGCCACCTCCGCCTCCTGCTCCGCCGCCTACTCAAGACTTTTCTGAAGAGCAAAATCAAGGAACATTCCAGTTTGACGGCACAGGTGGGTTTGGGCGTTCTGGAGGCTATGGCCGAGATTTAGATGACCGGTATTACGAGCAAATGTTTGCCAAGGGCGGTTTAATAAATCTTCTCCGTAGACGCTAAACCAAATGCGAAATAGAATAAGCAAAAGGAAATATCATGAGTGTTGGCATTGATAAACTTGTAGATGCATTTATGGGCAACCCAGCGCCTTTGGAAGCCAAAGTGGAAAAAAATCAGCAACGTCAAAAGCCCGGTGAGCTTCCCGAAGATTTTGAAGAAGCTTTGGCGCTTCAGCAAATTAATGAGTTGCGGCAAGGTGCACAGAACCAGCAAGCTATGCAGGCGGGCGGTGCTCAACCTTCTATCGTTGAAAAACTAAAGCAGATGCTTGCGGCTCAGCAACGTGGACAATCCCAGCCCATGCCGGGCCAACCCCCTCAGTTCCAGCCACCACAAGGTCAACCCCAGATGGCGCAAGGTCCTCAAGGCGGTCCCCCACCCATGCCACAAGGCCCGCAGGGTGGCCCTCCCCCCGCACCACAAGGGCAACCCGTAATGGCAGCTCGTGGTGGCAGTATTGATCAGCTCATGTCTAACCTTGGTCGCCACTACGCTGGCGGCGGGATTATTGCGTTTAACGGCGAAGATGAAAGTAAAGTTCCTACAGAAGAAGAACTTGAAGCTCAACGCAGAGCTGATAAAGAAAAAATTGATGCGCTTGCTAGGGCGCTGGGAAAAACCGGTGGTGAGTACGCTGGTAAGAGTATGGCCGCCCTAGCGGATATTGCAAGTTTGATTCCTCGTGGTTTAGCTGGCGCAGTTGATACTGCAATGATTCGCCCTGCACGCGCATTGGGCGCAAATGTTGATTATTTAAAACCTGCATTAACCCCCGGCAACCAAAGTTCGGACACCATGACTCCGTTCTATGATCGGTATATCCGCGCTAAAGAAGGATCGGCAGAACTTGCAGCAAGTGCTGAGCCTTCCAAAAAAGGATCCCAACGGTACTCTGGTATGCCGAGCGGGAGTGGATATAACTTACCTGAAGGTTCACCCAACCCAACGATACAAAATACATATATAGATAAAAACGGTGTCCGTCAAGCCCGCCCACCGAATGTAAGCGACGAAGCATGGGCAAAGCATGTACACGAAAATGCCCGTCGCGGTGAACAAACACCTACTTCACGAGGAGCGGGTGACAGAACTGTTCCTCGCTACCCTAATCCAGTCCCAAGAAAAGAAATAACAGGAACTTCTCCTGATGATGTTAGACCTACGCAACCTCGTCCTAGCGCCGGTGGACCTAGCGTTGGTGGACCCGCCGCACCTGCGGCAGCAGCACTTGACCCCAACAGTTTGCGTGCCCTTATTGAAGCCAATATTCGCAAGGAATTAGGTAAAGATGAAAGTGCTGAGTGGGCTAAAGGAGCTAAGCGCTACGAAGATTTCATGGGGATTGACAAGCTTTTGCAGCCCCGCGAAGCCCGTATTGCTGAGCGCCAAGAGATGATTAGAAGACTCCAAGGCGAACGCACCCCCGCATGGGTTGAAGCTTTGTCTGCTGCCGGTACTCCAATTCGCGGCGGAGTTGGTTCATTGATAAACATGATGGGCAATAAAGCTGAAGCTACTCGTAAAGGCTATTCCGCCGAGGATCTTAAGTTCTTTGATGAAATTGGCGCTATGCAAGACGAAGTTGCCAAACTTAAACTTGAAGGCAAATACAAAGCTGCTAATGCGGGCGAAGCCGCGATTAAGGATGCTATTGCTAATAAACGTCAGTCAGAGTCCTCTGGTGCAAGCCTAGTTGCTACTGACGAGCGGGCTGAAGCCAGCAAACAGATTGCTCTTGATAATCGTTTAGCCCGCGCTCAGACTGCTGCTATGCAAGCGGAAGGTAAAAAATCAGAGCGTCAACAAAGACAACAAAACTGGTTAGCCGAGCAAGAGCGCAAATCGCAGGAAACATTAAACCGTAATCCAGAATATAAAGCGTTGATAGAACAACGCGCCATGCAAGAGCGTTTGTTAAATATATCAACTAATCCTAAGACACAGGAAAAAGCTCAGGCGGCAATTGACGCAATAAACGAAAAAATTGCTAAGATGCTGCCCGCAGCGGGGGGCGGAGCTGCTAATATACCTCCTCCACCAAAAGGTGCTGTTACAAGGGTTGGATAATGGCTAAATTTGCTGTAAACGTTGAAGGCGCTAAATACGAAGTTGAAGCGCCGGATGAAAATACAGCGTGGCAGTGGGCATATACAACCCACATGCAGGGGCAAAGGCCTGCTCCTAAACCTGCCGCGCCTAAGATTCCAGAACGTACTTTTGGTGAAGCGTTTACCGATATTGGTGCGGCTGGTCTTGGCGGTATTGGCAGTCTTGTTCAGCTACCCGGCCAACTTTATGGTTTAGCCACAGGTGACTTTTCTAAGACAGGCGCATTGGGCGCTGGTCAAGACATTGAAGAATATGCAAAAGGCTTAAAGTCGCAGTCATTGTTGGCTCGTGAAAAAGCTCGCGCTGAAAAGGTAGCGCAGGCAGAAAAGCAAGGCCAGTTTGCTGCATTTAAAACCGCTTTGGGTGAGACTGTTTCTGACCCAGCACTGCTGACATCATTCTTAGCTGAACAACTTCCACAGATTATCCCTGCCGCTATCACAGGCGGTGGCACAGCCGCGCTCACTTCTGGTAGTACTCTAGCCAAAGAGCTCGCCAAAGGCACGGCAAAAGAAGCCGCTGAAGCTGCCGCTAAGAAAGCCGCAGTCAAAGCTGGTACGACAGCCGCTGTTCAGACTGGCGCTGTCCAGCAGGGCGCAGATATTGGTGCTGGCTCGTATGATGAGATCTACGCAGAGTTGTCTAAGAGAATGCCCGCCGAACAAGCTGCGGCTGAAACTATCAATTTAGCACGAGCTGCTGGTGTATCAGGCTACGCACTGTCTGTTTTAGCTAATCGTTTCTTGCCCGGTGGCAGTGCGCTTGAGCGCGTGCTTGCTGGTGAAAAAACAGGCGCAGGTATCATACGTGGCGGCGTTGCAGGCGCACTTAAAGAATTGCCAAGCGAGAATGTGGAAGAAGTTGGTGGTCGCCTTGCGCAAAACATTGCAGCTCGCGCCGCTGGCCTTGATCGTGACTTAACTTCGGGCTTGGGTGAAACTGCGGCCATGGCATCAATTGGTGCTGCTGGCATGGGCGGAGTAACTGGCATCGTTGGGGGCCGTCAAACAGATCAACAAATACGTGATGAAGTTCTAAGACAAGAAGCACTCAAGCAGCGCGAAGAGGAACAGCGGAAACAAGAAGAAGCTCAGGCACTTGCTGAGACTGCTGCTGAAACTGCTACAACTGAAGTTAAAAAAGAAGGCAAGCCTTCAATCGTTGGCACTGAGTTTGAAGAAGTTGCGCCCGGCACTATTGTAGAAACACCATCAGTAGACATAGCTGAAGTACAGCGCGATCCAAAGATCGTAGCGATGCAAGCCGAGTACGATAAACGCGACGCTGAGATCAAAGAGATGGAGTCCCGTGGCACAACTCTTACAGATTCTGAGCGTGGGCTTCTTACAGGCAAACGCAATAAAAACGCAAAACTTAAAGCGAGTATTGACGATGCGTTATCCAAGGTCAGTCCGAAGGGAGCGGAAGATGTTACAGGAACTCTCGGTCAAGCAGCTGGAACGAGCACTACGCTACCTCCACAACCAGCCGTCATCGTTCCCCCCGCCGCAGGAGCTGGAGAAGCTAAACGAGATGGAATGGTTTCTACTGGACCGGATGTTACAGGCACTGCTGAAGGAAAAGGAACAGAGTCCACTACAGTAACTAAATCAACTGGCCCATCTGCCGAAGTCAAAAAGGAAATGGACGAAAAAGTCCAGCAAGTTTCTGAGTTGTATGATGAAGAACGTGAGTACGCCAAACTAGACGACGATGGCGCAAACCTTTACGATGCGCTTCAAAGCGGAAAACTTCCAGCTGGCATGGAGTTGGGCACGGCTCGTCTTGATGCTGTGCTTGAGCGCAACGAGCTAGAACTGCCTGACCTGCCTGATAACTTTGAAACACTGCCACCACAAGCTAAGGTTGAAGCAGTAAACGAAGCGCTTAACGATCTAAAACAGCAGATTGACGATAAGCGTGCCGTGCTTGTGCCATGGGAGAAACTTACAGATGACCAGCGTCAGGTCTATCTGGATAACGTCCGTAACAACACCGCTCAAGAGCATGCTAGTGCGCGTCGCGCTTTGGTTAAATACCGCAGACAACTGCGTGAGACGCAAGGTAAGCCCAAAGATCTTAAAGCTGATCCATCTGCCGGCATCTATGAGCGCAACCGTCAAGCATACAAATCTCGTGACAGATTAGAGTACCCCACATGGGAGCAGCTCAATGATGAGCAACGTGCGCTGTACAACAAAACTTTGTCTGACAAACAAAAAGACATAAAGAACGCCACCGCTGAAGATCACGATACGGCTTTTAAAGCAGTTGCAGATAAGCTTGTACAAGAAGGTTACATTCCCGCTCCCGGTAAGACCTATCTTGATGTACGTGAAGCGCAACTTAAAAAGTCTGAAGCTGAGTCTCAAGAGCGTGCGCAACGTGAAATTAAAGAAAAGCGCGAAGGCAAGAAAGCTAAACCTACGGGCGAAAAGAAAGTCCCCAATGCTTTGATTGATAAGATCAAAGAAGGTGATCTTGGAGCAGTGCTAAATTGGTTGTCTACTTCAATTCCTAATCCTAATAAAACAATCGCTATAAAGCTTCAGCGACTCGTTGCTTCACGTATTAAAAGTTTAGGACTAAAGACAAAGATCAAGTACGTTGACTCACTGCCTGATGGCGACATTGCGCAGTACAACCCAGAGTCTGACACTATCTTAGTGACACCAGAAGGCGCAACAGCCACTACACTACTGCATGAGCTTGTTCATGCCGCAACAATAAAAATTCTTGATAGAGTATCTAATAACGACACCGCTAATCTGACGCCTGAGCAGATTGATGCGGCTAACCAGCTTGATGACATCATGGCACTTACGGCAAGTGATCTTGCTGAGTTGTTCCCCAATGCGTACAAAAACATTTTTGAGTTTGTTAGTGAAGCGATTTCTAACCCAGAGTTTCAGGATGCGCTGAAAAAATATCCAGCCACAGGACTTGAGTACACACTTACCCCAGACCGCAGTGCGCTTTCTAGGTTTATAGAGAATGTTATTGAGATTCTTAATTTAAAGAATCTGTTTACAAAATCTGGCGCGTTTGGCAAAGCAAACCTTTTGTCTGAAGCCTTTACTGCGTTTGAAAGTATCATTGAAGTGCCAGAGGGTGGCATTGAACGCGCGCCGTTACCAGCTCCTAAAGCTGCCCCAACTACACAAAAAGCCAAGAACAAAGTTGATGTAACAACTGAAGAAGCAATCAAGCGTAATGAACTACCTGAAACAAGCGGTATCAATGCAGTGCGCAAGTTGTTCACAACACGCCAAGGCGGTATGAACTTGGTGACTAAATTCCAGAACGCTCGTTATGCAATCAAGAGCTGGGAAGATGGTTTGACCCGCGCCGGTAAGATTATTTATAGCGGCAGTAAACTGAACAACATCTATACACAGATTGCCTTAGCCGCTTCACGCGCTAAAGATTTGTATTTGACCAAAGTCAACACTCCGGCAAGTGATATGCAGAGCGCCATCGGTGCATATGCCAAGGCTTCGGGTCTGACTACCAAAGAAGCGACCGAGCGTTTACATGTATACCTGATGGGTCTGCACGAGGGTGAGCGTCGTGATGTGAAGTACATGATGAATGTACCGCTTAAGAACGACAAGATTCTGAAGATTGGCAATGAGGTCATGAGTCCAGCTGAGTTCCGTGAGCGCATCATGGATGAAGTGTTGTCTGGCACATTGAACAAGACACAGATTGAGACTGCTCGCAATGCTCTTAATAATGTTGTGGCTAAGTATAAAGACCCAACTGGCTCAAGTCCAAACGGATACAAATCTGTTGACCGCAACAACGAAGAGTACAACGTCATCGGTGGCTACACACCTAAGTCCATTCAGAATTTTATTGATTCTTATGAGAACGATCCTAATAAGAAGGAAGTGGACAAAGTCATTGCCGCCATGCGCAAACTGCAGGATGCCACAAAAGAGCTGAACAAAGAAGCTAACTACTGGTCAGCGCCCGTGCAAAGTATTGTGGACTTTTACGGTTGGAAAAACTACGTACCTTTTGCTGGTAAAGAAAAGTACACCAATGAAGCCGATGCGATGCTTGACTTTAATAGCAACCGCCTAGGTCGTGAAATGCAAGAGGGTCAAAACTCTTTTGAAGGTCGTGAGACTGACTCCGATAACTCTATCGTCCAATCATTGACTGATGCAACGCGTGCCGCTATGCGTGCTGGCCGTAGAGACGTAACACTTGCTATCAAGAACGCCGTAGCCAAAGACAAAGACGGTAATCAACTACTTAAAGGTAGGATCGCTAAAACAATTCCATTTGCAGATCGCTACAAAGACCTGAACATTGGTGAAGAGAAAAAAGAAAACATCATCTTCCATTACAACAAAGATGGCAGTATTGATGTAATCGAGATCTATGACAAGGCGCAACGCAACGCTATCCGTCGTACCTATGAGCAGTCTCAGCCAATCATTGATATGCTGAACCACATCACTAGCGGTGTGGGTCAAATGCACACTCGTTACAACATAGCGTTCGCGCCGGTTAACTTCTTCCGCGACGCTTTGACAAACGCCTACACAATCGGTGTTGAGATGGGGCCAAAAGCTGCCGCTCAATTCATCGGCGCTATTGCTACAGATGTAGCAAGTGGTGGTTTGTTCCGCGCCGCTAAAGTTGCCGCGCTGTATGAAGCTGGTAAGTTTGATCAAATTAAAGCGATGGCGAAGAAGAGTGACTATGTACGCGACATGCTTGAGTACATCGAGCAGGGCGGCAAAGTGTCGTACCTTGCTGGTCTCTCTTCCAAGGGTCAGTTTAAAGAGTTACAGAAGTCGCTGGACCGTACCGGCATTCTGAAGACCAAAGATCAGATCGACAAGTTTGTTGACATCTACACCGACATGTTTGAATTGGCAAGCCGCACTGCGGCGTATCGTATTGCCAAATCTCAAGCACTGGCAGAAAATCTTTCCCCTGCCGATGCGCAAGTCAAAGCTGCTGGTTATGCTAAAGGTCTTGCCAACTTTGAACAGGTTGGTGAGTGGGGCCGTGCCGCTGGTGCGGCGTTCATGTTCTTCCGTCCAGCCGCTACTGGCGCTGTCAGGGCTATTGAAACATTAGGCCCAATGCTACGCGATCCAGAAGATGCGTTGAAAGAACTGCCTGAGTACATTCAAAAAGACAAAGTGGCTCGCGCTGAGTTCTTGAAAAAGTACAACGAGCAAAAGAAGGCCGCTACTGCAATGACTTTGGGCTTGCTTGGCATGGGCAGTGCAATCTATTTGATGTCTATGGCATTGTCTGACGATGATGATTTAGGCCGCAACCGCACTGCTACTGACGACGCAAACCGCTGGTCACGTTACGCTCGCTTCCATATTCCCGGCATGGATACACCCATCCAGATCCCTTGGGGCTTTGGACTTGGCGCGTTTGCATCTGCTGGTGGACAAATCGCGGCGTTGGCTACAGGCAACTCATCCGTTAAGACTGCGCTTAGCAACATTGTTGTCACAGGCTTGGATTCGTTCTTGCCGCTGCCGGTCTCGCGCATTAGTCCTATAGACAACTTCCCAGCATGGGCGATGGACTCCGCTACACCTTCCGTTGCGCGTCCGTTCCTTGAGTGGGTTATGAACGTTGATGGTCTGGGTCGTGAGATTTATAACAACCGTCAGTCACGCTACGGCGATGCCTACACAGGTGGCGACAACATCCCTGAGTTGTACAAGTCAGCGGCCCGCACTCTTGCTGAAATCACAGACGGTAAAGTGGACTGGAGTCCTAACACGATGTACTTCTTCGCCAATAACTATGGCGACGGATTGATGCGTTTGGCGCAGACTGGATACAACTACGGCTTACTTGCGGCTGGTGAGAAGGCATTTAATCCTAAGACTGATACCGTGTTCTTTGATAGCTTCTTTGGCGCACCGTCAAACTTTGATGCGCGGCAGTTCTCAGAGGTTGAGAAGCAGATTTTGTCTAAGCAACAAAAGCTCAATATGTTCAAGGATTCAAACCCAGAAGCGTATGCCCGATACGTTGAGAAGAATCCCATGGACGAGTACATAGTCGAGCACTACAACAAAGTAATCAACCAAGACTTGAAGAAGTTGCGGGAAGAGGCAAACATTTACCGCCGCATGCCGGGCCTGACTCCCAAGGAACGTACTGAGGCGGTTAAGAATACTGTTAAATTCCAAAACTTAGTTAAGCGTGGAATCATTGAAGACTTTGAAATGATGGGTGTTGAACCCTAACCCATGCGCCAAGAACGAACACCGAGGACGCCGTTCTCGGTGCAAGTGAAAGTCTTCATCTTTATTCCAACTTTTTTAGACGTTGTGTCTATGATGTAGCCCATGTATGCGGGGCGCATAGTTGGGATAAAGAAACTCTCCCCCACAAGCATGTACTCGTAGGGGAAAAGCCACTCGGGTTCGTCAAGCGGAGCCGCTTCACTCGGTAGTTTCTTGCTCATTCTCTTGTTCAGGCTTAATCAAGTGAGTCAGATCAGTTTCAAAAGCATAGGCTTGGACGTTTGTACTGCCAACTGCATCAGACCATCCAGCCGCCATCTGTTTGCGCAACTTGCCTTTTAGTACGCCGGCGTCTGTTAGCTTAGTCTCAAACTCCTTGATACCCAGCTTGATCTCATGCAGATACGCCTTGAGCGCAGAAGTAGATACAAAGATTGTGCTTTCTTCAACTTCAGCCCTGATATACAGAGGGCCACGAGGCGCTGTGGAAACTTTGCCGTTGTTCACGACCAGCATGTTCTGAATGTTCTTGTTGATGAAGTCACCCAAAACATCTTCGCGGGTATTAGAGTCAGCTTTGCGCTTACCATTGATGATGTCGTTGAACGCTCCGCCAACCACGTTCATGATACGAACCATGTCAAACTCAAACCAACCCAGTTCACGCAGGATGCGCTCAGCGGTGTAGACGTTGGCAATCAAACTGGCGATGTAACGATACTCACCACTCTTTGAATACTTGTCCGCTACATTCATGTACTCAATGTGGATCCTACGAGTTAACTCTTTCTTGCCAACTTTCAGCAGTTCTTGCACATAGGGTATACCGGCATGGCCGTAGTGGTAGTGATAGGCATCAAACATATCTTTGCCGCGCTCAAGTGTTAGCTCATACCCCTGAACATTTGGCCTAGTCATGTATGGCTCAAGTACACGCATTTCTTCGGCGCTGGTGTTTGCCTTGTAGGTTGAAATAATGTCGATCAATGAATTGTTTGTTGTGATGATCGCAATCAATCGGGTGATGAACTCTGACTCACGTTCTTGGTTGGATGACGCCTGAAGTCTAATCTTTGGGCGACCAGCGGAAGTTTTATAGACCACATCAGATGCTACTTTGCCGTCCAAGTTAGTCTGCTCATCAAGACCAAACGTAATATTCTTAGAGGTAATCATGCGCTGTGTTAGCGCATTGGGTGTTGCATCGTTAACAGTCAAGCTTTCGGGTGATCCCCAGATACTCATTGCAGAATACAAAGCGCCTGTCTTACCAACGCCAGACTCACCATGCAAGGAAAGCACAATACCGTTGACGTTGGAGAACTCCATCAAGGGTGTAGCAAATCCGCACAGTAGCGTGAACGCATGAAACTCATAGCCCGGGTCGTTGAGCATACGAGCCGCCGTAAGCCAGCCTTCAAACGTACCGCTTTTCTTGACATAGCGCACAATGTTCTTAGACATGGGAGACGGAGGGCAGTGCCTGATCTCGTCTTTAAATACTTCGCTTGTACCGATAACAAATGATTCGTGATCTTCGGTCCAGCCTTGTTGGATTCGCATGATGTCTGCCTTTTGTGTATTGATTAAATAACTTGTCCACTTCATTAGATAGCTCGCAAACTTGGGAGCGAGCGCGGGTTCAAATGCAACGCCGTTAGATAGCAGGGTTGCCTTGAGTTTGTCTAATGCGCCGATGTCTTTCAGCGGTAACATAAATTCACGAGACGCATCTCGTGGTAAGTGCAAGCGAATGACTAAGCACTCGCCATCGTGGGGGCTGAACAGTCGCTGAATGGGATACACATCATTTGGTGTCAGCATCTCGGGTGGGTCTTGGACTTTCTTGCCATCCTTGTTTATTCGTGGCGCTGGTTGAAAGTACACACCGCCGTTGATTGGGCGAAAGAATGGCTTAAGAAACTCAGGAAAGACTAAGAGGTTCTTGGGATCCTTTTTGGCCCCAGTTGGCTCCGCTTCATCTTCGGCTTCGCCTCCTTCATCGTCAGGAGTTCCGTCAGAGGACTCGGTATATTCAACTGCGAGTTTGATAGATCGGGCAAGTGCAATAGGCCCTGACTTTCCGAGTTTTCCTTTGTGTGGGCATCCAACGCATCCAGCCCTGTTCTCACGTTCAAAGGCGTCGCAACTGTGTGCCCAAGCCGCTTCACTTCTTGACTGCTCTGCTTTTCGTTCAGTTTCGTCCCGCGAATAGTCGGGGTGGTCTTCTGACATGAGATGTATGGCAGTGTCGCCATCAACACACCTTGAGGCGACAGATAGTCCAGCGTACCACAACGGCTCTGGACAACTAGCCGCGTTTTCGAGAATGTATTTAATTTGTCCACAGCCTACTCCTTCTAAGCTATCCTCCGCGAGCTTTTGGAAGACGTATTCATAATTGCCGTTCATCTTGTCGAACAGCGCTTGAGTCTCATCATCAAGACCCTTTTCAACTTGGCTCAAGTCAAATGCTTTTTCAACTTTACCAAGCAGGTTTTCCCAGTCTTGAAAGTCTGTAGGCTCACCGTCCTGTATGACTTCAACCGGTAACGGAGCGCGTTTTAGATTGCGACTGCCGGGGACTCTAAGAATCCTTGCGGCATCTGCCGTAACTACCTCATCAATCATGAGGCCGTTGTCTAAACAATACTGTTTAAACTTTTCAGCGTACGGTTTCCAAATGTCCGTAGGTACATCAGCAGTAAAAGGCCAGTAAGCATGGATGCCGTTACCGGAGTTTACGATGATTGGTTGCGGCAGTTCAGTATCGGACAGAAACTTGTGCAATGCTATCAGTCCGTCTTCCCACGCCGCATACGGCTTATCAGGGCCGCAGTCTAGGTCAACAAAGAACGAGCGCATAAAAATACACGCGCTAGCCTTACGTTGATACCCCTCAAATGTCCCAAGCGCAAAAAATGTGTTGAAGTCACCAGCATCAAAGTCCTTCATGAAGTCAATCGCTTCACTAAGGTACTCAGAGAATTTAGGGCGCACTGAGTCACCCTTGATTCCGACTACACAAATGTTGCCCTGCGTTGGCAATACCTTATCAAAAAATTGTTCGTTCATAATCGCAGAGACAATAAAGGCGAGGACCGGCCTCGCCTGTAAACAATATGGGCTGTTAACCCGACTTTTTAGAAACTTCCGTAACTGCGCGACCGAGGATGTTCTCAGTGTATGTACGGGCTTCTTTGAGATTCTTGGCTGGCAAGAGTCCCGCTTCGGTATCCTCCTTTAGAAGTTGCAGAAACAACCTGATTTTTTCACGACGACCACTACGTACATACCCGCCCCGAAACCACGCATGGATACCCATACGTGATACACCGAGAATTGCTGATGCGTATGCGGCAGGCAAGTTGGCTTCAATACACGCCTTCGCCAGCGTGATGCCTACATTGTCCCCTTCAGTTGTATCAACAATGCTTAGTAGTTCGGGGCTGTATGTGCGGGCCATTATTTCTTAGACCACTTTTTAACGATGTCGCTAACATCTTCTGGAGCTTCAGTAGATGCTTTAGGAGCAGACGCGCGTTTCACTGGCTCAGGAACAGGCTCAGCAAAAGCGGCTGGTTGAGCAGGGGCTTCAACTTCATCAACACCATCAGTTTTAAACACAGACAACTTGACTGCGTTTTCTGCGGCTGGAGTCTTGCCTTGCTGAACGATTACATCGCGTATTTCATTAGGCACAGCAGACGCTGGAGAGAACAACAAGCGTGGCACTGGGAAGTTAATGTCAAACTGCATCTTAGTTACGACACGACCGGCAGACACGTTGTTGTTAGCAAGCATCTGAATGTACGGACGGAAGGGCCACTTACCGCCTTCTTCTTTGCCGAACGCTGAAGTAGCTGGCAACACCAACTGATACACATCTCCCTCGGGATCGTTAGGCAATACAACAGCGGCTCTCCATGAGAGTCGGCAAGCAGTGCCTTGACCGCCTTGACCTGAACCCTTGACTGAGTTGGGGCACTCAGCGCAAGTCGGCGCACAAGGAGATTTAACCTCGGGGTCAGGGGTCTTCGAGTCATTCGACCAGCAAGCAGGGGCCAACTTCACACCCTTCTTGTAGGTAGAGTTATAGAAGGTACGCGATGCGTCATGGGCCATCTTGACGATGATGACGTTCATAGAGTTGTCTGTATTGACGCTCTGCTCTTTACCACCAACGATCTTGCGGAATACGCGACCCTCGATAGAAATGCGCTTGTTGCCTTTTGTGGCATTACCGGCTACGGCAAGTGTGTCCTCATCGAGGCCCAATTCCATTAAACCACCGGCGTTTTGAAAAATGTTTGCGAGTTCGTTACTCATGATGTTTCCTGATTAAATTAAACTAAAGTTTCACTGGTTGAAGAAGCCTTGCGTACAACAATGTCATACTCACGCAAGGCATTTACTCCGGGCGGCAATCCATCTCCTACCCGCTCGGACATAAATTCTTTGAAGTTGCGCTGATGGATACGGCGTTCAAGCAAATCAATCGAGCCTTCGTTCTCGACAAACTTCCTGAAGTTGTCCCAGTCAGTGCAAAAATATCTTTCCTTAACTTGTCTCGTGACAGTACCGCTGTCTGTCTTGAAACCGTTCTGATTGTTCTCGTTGCAAATAGCCAAAAGCGCTTCTTTAATCGTATCCATAGCGTCTTTCAGTTCTTCGTCTTGAGACTCATAGTTGGCCTTTAATGACTCACGCATTCTGCGAATCTCAAGGTAGTCAGACACCAACTCTTCTGTATTATTTATTGTCATACACTCTCTCCTATTTCCTCTTTGTACAGGTCTACCAACTGAGTGTGCATGTCCACTTTGCCTTGTAGCATTGTGTACATACGCTTCTCCACCTCAGACCCTTGAAGGTGAATCACAGTCATCTTGTTTTTCTGTCCAACACGGTCGATACGCGCAACGCATTGCAGATAAGTTTCTACGGACATTACAGGCGACCAAAACACAATCGTGTCTGCCGCAGTCAGCGTTACGCCATGCGATGCCGCTTGTGGTTGAATCAACAACACTCGTGGTGTGTCGGTTGTTTGGAACTTGTTGAATATGGCGGCACGGTTAGATGCAGTCACATCACCTGAAATAATCTCAGTCGTTATATTGTTCTTTGTCAGGTAGTCCTGAACCACTTTGATTGTGTGCTTGTATGGAATGAACACAATGACTTTGTGCGATGCTTCATCAATCACTTCGCCAAGCACGTTCAAACGTGGTGAAACATCAAACTCAATCACGTTGTGGTCATCGGTGTAGACAGCGCCGCCTGATAACTGCAAGAGCTTTGTAAGAGCCGCCGCCGCATTGACTGTGCTGATTGTTTCGCCAGCCGCTTCGATCTGCATTTCTTTGCGCAACTCTTTGTAGTAGCTAGTGGCTTGAGCACTGAGTGGCACTTCGCGTGTCTGATACATCAGGTCAGGCAGATCAAGGCACTGGGCTTTCTCGTACCGGATCGCGGGTTGTAAGGCGTTGAATACAAGACCCTTGGCGTGGGGCTTGGGTATCCACTTAAAGCGAGTAATCTGTTGCATGACCGCATCTTTCCATGCAGTCTTGTACTTAGGAATGTTATTGGGGTTGACCAACTTGGCTAGACCAAACGCATCCTCGGGTGACTGAGAAGCGGGAGTGCCGGTCATCATCCACAAATACGTGTCGGGACGAATTATCTTGGCAAGATTTTTCCAACGGACGGTGCTTGGGTTCTTGTAGGCATTAGCTTCGTCAACAATGATGAGATCAAAACCACCATCCATGATTGTTTCGCGCTCTGCGTTAACACCATCGTAATTGATGATTACAAACTCGTAACCACCGTTGATAACTTTCTTGCGCTTTGATCCGTGCGCTACGCCACATGTGCGGTGCATCACAGTTTTAAACAAATCAGCTTGCCATGCGCTCTGCATGATGGACAAGGGGCAGACAACCAACACACGTTTCACCAGCCCGTGATTCATTAGATAATCAGCCGCCCAAATTGCGGCAGAAGTCTTGCCTGTACCAGCTTCGTTAAAACAGAAAGCGCGGCGATGTAGTGTCAAGAACCGTGCGGTGTCGCGTTGGTGATCGAATGGCGTAAACATTCCGGGCCATTGATAGTCACGCTCAATAGGAGATGGAATCTTATTAGAGTCAGGCAGTAAGCGAACGAGCTTTTGCACCTCGTTGATGCCCCAGTACATCAGCACCTCTGAGTGTCCACCTTCGGCTCCAATCAATTCACTCTTGTCGATGTACGTGGTAATTTGCTTAGCCACATCATGAGAGCAATGGAACCGCAGTGCGGTGTCGTCAACTATATTCATACTGCCTTTCAAACTAAATTGGTGTTACGAACGGGGGGCACGGCCCCCCATCCGGTTAGTCCTGTCGCGGGCGAAAGTATGTCCCATAGGAGAGTTCCCACCGACTAACTGACGCGGTTTACGGGGGGAAAACAACCATGGAGCAACTGCAACAAACCCCCATCAGCCCACTCACGCCTAACGACTGAACCTTGATTGACTTAATTATGAGGCCAAAACTCTATAAGTCAAGTAATTTTTTTGTTGGAATCGTAGGTATTTTCACCTAGAGCGTTCTTTTTTGCTGGTCTCTGAGACCAAATTACCCTTTGAATCGCGCCGGAACGAGCGATTTTTAGCAACGCTTTGGATGCGTAGGCCATCCTTATTTGAGCCGCCTTTATCTAGGGCGCGAACGTGCGCTACATCCTTACCCTCTCGGCGGTCTGCCTTGCCATTTCCATTGGCATCAGTGCCGGTTTTGTCGATTGAACGGCGTCCACGCTGACGTTCCATACGGCGTTCGTGCTCACCTCGAGCCTTCTGTTGTTCGTACTCTTTTTTGTACGGTCTAGGTTTATTTACATAAGGCATGATTACCCCTTGTGGAATTGACAAGTCTTTACTGGACACCATCCGCACAAGGGCGTAGGGTTAGCCTGCCAAGAATTATTCTCATGGGACAAGCGCAAGCGCTCAAGATTCCAGTAAAAATCTTCCCACAGCGAGTCCATATTGTCTCTCGAATACTCGGAAGTTACAAAGTGATTGTGTGCAACAAATAACAGGCCAGCGTTAATCTGTTGCAGCTGCGGGAAGTGCGCAAATGCCATAAGAGCCATTAACTGCAACTGCTTGGGGTCAGGGTAGCGGTTACTGCCGGTCTTGTAATCAACAATAAAACCAACATCATCCCGCACGACCAGCAAGTCAGCGATGCCCCGCACCCAGTAGTCAGGTGCATCGAACGCGCAAGGCTTCTTATCGTAAGTCAGAGCCATTTCATGTTCAGGATACTTAACCCCTTCCATCTCCCGTAGGGGATCGAGTTGGGATTTGAACCGCTCATAGTTTTTGGCTAGGGGTGTACCGTCTTTGACGTAGTTTTCCAGCGCAGAGTGAACCTCTGTGCCGTATAACATTTGCTTTGTAGCTTCTTTCTTAAAATTTTTTAAGACCTTAACTTCATGGTACTGCTTCGGACAATTTGCAAAGTCCTTGAGGCCGGAGTACGACCACTTAATTTCACTGGCTTTCATATATCTGTGCGCTCCTTTTTAGAACCAGTAGAAGTTACCATATTTAAGCGCTTAGGGTTGAACCCGTTCTCGTAAAAGGATGCGCCACGCAAGATCATGAAGAACTTGTCGCCATGCCAAGTGTTGCCAACAACAAACGTGCCTACATTCATACGACCACCAAAGATATTTAAAGCGCACACAGAGTCGACCTTCTTGCCGCCCGTGTACATACTGCTTGGTGATTTGTTTGTTTGGACTGGCCCTATGAATACAGGCATATTCAGGTCACGTGCATAAGCCGCCGCTTGCTCCAAATGATCTGCAAGAGTTGTTGCGGCGAGACCGTTGGGAAAGTGCGGTGACATGTGTCGTTTAACTTCTATGCCAAACTTGATCTCACGGTCCTCGTGCATAGCCGTCACAACGAAGTCGATTGCCTTGCCGCTTGTTGTTTTAACTTCTTTCTCATAGCTCCAACCCTTCTCGTCAAGCAGTTCGCTCACTAGGTTAGACGCCGCCTTCTCAGTAGCGTAGTCAGACGCAAACAGTTGTTGATTCCGCTTTTGTTCTGCTTGTTGTTGTTCAATTGTTTTAACCAAAGGGATTTGTGTTTCAAGCCCCATTCTTCGCAACCAAAGCGCGTCTTTAGCTTTCATTAGCAGTCTCCGTAAGTTTCACCAACGCCGGCCTCACACGCGACAGGAAGTCCGGTTGCCCACTCGGGGGCTTTAGACATGATGCCAGTTATGAAGGCCACGGCCTCGTCAGCCTCATCCGCTGGAACAACATTAACAGCGGCGTCATGCACGGTTAGCGCAACGCGATACTTCTCGTTGATCTCAGCCATCTGAGTGCCCACGACGATCCTTGCTAGAGCTTGAACCACGTTCTCAACCACCGCACCGCCCCAAATAGAAACCTTACCCTTGCGTGAATCGTACATTACTTTGGACTTGCCGTCCTCGTACTCGCGGCGCAAGTTGGGGTATCGGATACGAAAACCGTTAGGCAGTATCAGCCCTTCGTTATCATAGAACACGCAGTTGTGTTTGCCGAATGTTCGTGGCTCGGTGATCTTTGAGTTCATCATCTCATCAAGCATCTGATCGCCCTCAGCCCACAGATCAATAATTTTGTCGTTGAGTTGACGGTACTTGGTCACGAGTCCTTTGCACTCGTCCTCGGTTAGCTTTACACCGGGAGGCGTGGTAGCTAGTGTGTGTTGTAACTTTAAAGCCCCAGTGCCATAGCCAAGGCCCAGAATACAGGTCTTACCCACAAACCGTTCCACAGGATTCTTCTTGGTGATGGGTCGCTCGTACACAGCAGACGCAAAGACGGAGTAAACATCTTCTCCATCAGCAAACAGTTTAACGATGTCATCTTGACCCGCAAGCCAAGGTAGCACCCGCGCTTCAATCTGCGATGAGTCACAGTTAATTACGACATAGCCTTCGGGCGGAACAATCGCTTTCTTCAAAGCTTTTTTCTTTGGGTCACGGCTCGGCAAATTCTGAAAGTTAATCTTGTCAGTACCCGACCATCTACCGGTGTGTGCCCCATAGTATTTCAGGGGGATGGGAATCATTCCCTTATTGCGCTCGCCAATCTTCATAAAACGCTCGATGCGTTTCTCTTCAAGCGTTGACTTCGTTCCAAGGCGCACCGCGCACAAGTGTTGTATAAAAGTATCTTCACTCTCAGACAGGGCGATGAACCCTTCATCTTTCTTAGCGAGTGCCGGCATCTGCTTGCCGGTAGTTGGGCTGACCTTCATCGGCACTTCAATGCCTAGGTCTTGCAGTATCTTTGCAAACTTGCTGTTGCTAGATAAATTCTTGCGAACGTCTTCCTCGGTCTCGCACTCGAGCTTTACCATCAGTGAAGAAAGTAATTCTGATTTCTCTTTCTGTAACCCGTCGAGACGTTCCTTCAATGTATCTTGATTGATACACAGCATCGGATGGATATACATACGCAAGGTCATGTCGATGAGTTTTAACTCCTCCATCGGAAAGCCTTGCGCCATGCGTACAAACAACTCGTAGGTCAGCTTGACATCATTCTCACAATAACGACCATATTGCGCCAAGTCCTCGGGTGTGAAGTCGACACGGCGTTTGTTAACTGCGTCGTTAACTTCCGTACCTTTCTCTCCTATTTGGTAGCGCAACGCTAGTTTGGCCAGTGAACCACCGACTTCAACACCATGAATGGCTCTCGCCATGGACAGAGTATCGAGATACCCCATCGGTGTGATACCAAAGTGCCACTTCAGAATCGCGCCGTCAAACAGCATGTTGTGGGCAATGACCATGCTATTCTTCCAGTCAAATTGCCCAAGCCACTTGCGTAGCGTTTCACGATCCCCTGAATGCCAAACTGGGTCGCCAGCATCAATCTGAACAGCAACACCTATGACCTCAAACCTCGGGTCACGGATGTACTCTTCTGTTGTTTGCTTAGAAAAACCCAATCCATCTTTGGTGTAGTAGGTCTCAAAGTCGATGGTTATAAGGCTCATTAAATAAATCCTGTTAAATTGTTATTAGCGATACCTCTGCCACCACGTAGCATTTCATCTTGCTTCATACGTTGTTGTATTTGATCCATAGCAAGTTGTCGTTCTCTTTCCATTTGGCGTTTTTCTTTTTCTTTCTCCATACGCCACTTGTGTTCTTCTTCCTCGCGCTCTATGTCGGCTTTCATTTGTTCACGAGTTCTTGGCAGAATTAAATCTTGGTCTGCGATGATGCCCACCACCCAAGAGTTAAACACCCTGCGCCTACACTCGACTATGGAGTCTTTGATGTACTTAATTTCCTCATCAGTAAAGATTCCATCAGCGTTTTCGCAAACAAGGGCAATAAGCTGGCCTACTTGTGCCTCAATAGGAACTTCAGGATCAGTCATTTTGACTTCCGTCACTCTGTTCTCATTCGGGTCGTATAGTTCAGGCATGTTGACTATACGTTCCCCTAGTATCTTGATACCTTCAAGCATCATCGCCTCACTTGAGTGAATTGATTTCGCGAGTCAGATACCACAGCGCCTTTTCAAGGTCTTGCTTGCGGTTGCCTTTGTGGTCAGCTCTTGTAAGATACTTCACCACATTACCAAGGTTGTAGCCCAGCTTCTTGGCTTCAATGAAGTCGATGGTTTCAATACCACCTACCTTGTAATGCGCAGGGTGATTGACTGGGTCACTAGCTGGCTCAAACATTTCGATTTGAACTGACGGCATCGGCGGTAAATCTTGCCTAATAAACTCTTGCACACGAGCGGTTGCTTCTTTGATTTGTTTTAGTGTCATCACTTCGCGTGGGAGACTTGGCTTCTTGACCTTGGCTTTCTTCTTGGCAGTCCATAAGACTGCGTACACATACTGAATTCCAGTACCGATTGCTTTGGCAACGTCTTTAGGTTTAGCGTTGGGGTTAGCCGCAACATAAGAACGAATCTCTTGGGCTTTGCTTTTTGCGTGAAATGTCATTTTATTTCCTTGGTTGGTTGTAAAAAATTGTCGTAGTATTGTTTGGGCATTGGTGCTTTTTTGTCTAAGGTTTCTCTTAGCCATTCAGCGCCACCTAGTTGTTTAAATATCAGCCACTCTCTATCGGACAAACGTACGTATCGTGCCTTTAGGGGGGCGGGGGGCTTTGGTCTTGGCATGTTCTAGTGTTCCTTCGTGCTTGTTTGGTTGTCTCTCCTTTGCTCGTGTAAATGTGCCGAATTGTTTGTATCCTAGATCCTCCTTGCTTTTGATTTGATTGCTTGGGTTACGCGCACGAAAGTACGGGTCTGTCAAGAAAATACTTGGGCGGTCAACTTGCGCTAACTCTTCCCATGGGTTCAATACAGTCATGCCAATACTCCTAACTGTCTAAGTGCAACCTTCAAGCCTTCTACTCCGCCAACTCGTTGGTCATTGATAAAAATCTGTGGCATTTGCCGTGCGTCGGGGTACTCAGCCAACATGTTTTGCAGTCGGCTACCAAGCATGACGTCAACATCTATGTACTCTAGATTTACGGCGTCTAAGATTTGCTTTGCCGTCAAACAGTTTGGGCAGTTGTCTTTTGTGTACACAATGATTCGTAGCTTATTCATTTCTTCTCCTTCGCCCTGTTTGTGACTCGTTCCATTGCATCGCCATAACTCATGCTTAATGCTTTCTCTATCAACACTAAAGACGAGTCGATGATCTCATCGTATACGCCGGGATCAACTTCTTTGATGACGTTCAGCGTTATCTTTGCATCTTCCAAGGCTTCAACATCCGCGCTGTTTGCTTCGTATAACAAGTCAATGTCTTCTTGAATGGTGTCAAAGTACGGCTTGATGGGCTTGAGTGGTTTTAACCTATCAAACATTCTTTGACCAAGTTCGTAGAACTCTTTGTTTTTACCTGTGCTGTTGTCGATGGTCATTGGTAGTCCTTGCATGAATGTTGTTGGGCGGTTTTACGGTTAATCCAAGTGCCGGTACAACCTGTGCATTTAAACAGCCCTGCAGTAAGTGAAAACTTTCCGGTCAGCCTAGGTTCGGGTAGTTCAAATTGTTTGGCGTAAACATGTTCTTCAACAAGAGCGGCGAAGTGTTCAATGTCGCCATGCAAGGTCAGTCCGTTATCCTCAATTAGTTTATAAATTTCGTCGCTCGTCATTTCTTCATACCCCTTACAAATGCCGCAAAGCTTGCGGCGGTATCACCAAATGGTTTCATTGCGTCAAACTCCTTAGCCACTTCTTCCAAGACTGTATTACGCTGTGATGGCGACACAAAAACGTCGTAGTGGTATGGCTGACCCTTTTTCATCTCAGCTTCATGCGCAATGCGCTCGAACTCATCGTCTTCGTCGGTGTGAATCATTTTCTTTCTCCTAAAACTTTGTTGCTCCATTCAACCTTGTAGATGCCACCATCCAAGCCAAAGTCGATTCGTAAGTTGCGCTCGACAAGGTACGGGTGCAAACCCACGCCCAACCCATCCCTGTTCTGACTAACTCTGTAGTACTTGCTGACCACTGTCTTGCCTCGATCTTCTTCAGGAATAATCTGCCTGTACAGTGGTTCAGGTGTTTTGGATTTGCTCAAGTGTTCTTCTCCTTGAGTTTGGCTTCAATGGCTCGAGTTTGTTCCTGATAGTTAGGAACATACGAATTTTCAATTTCTTCTTGTGTCAGCCCTACCCACTCTTGCTTTGGATACAAACCCCACACCTGACCCAATGGTGTAAACAAAGGGCTGTCTTTGTCTGTACTTACCATGCCGTTGCTTGGGTCGTACCATGCTATTGGTTTATCCATGATTCTTCTCCTTTAAGGCTTTCTCGATGGCTTCGGCAAATTCAAAACGATCTGCATACGGCATCGTATTGCTAAGCGCAAACACCTCTTCCTTGGTCAGCCCCCTCCAAGGGCGAACGTAGTCTTGAATGTCGTCGTCATCTTGTGTCATGCTTGCCCCCTTTCTCGGATGGCGTCACGGTTATCAATACAAGCCGCCCATGCCGACTGCGTTGTTGGGTTTTGCTCAAGCCCCGCATAAACATCAGCGTGTTTCTTACAAACTTCGGCACACGCCTCACGCTCGTGCTCTGCTACTAGCTTGGCAAAGCGTTGCAACAGATCAATTGGCGGGTCATAGACATCTAAATCTGCCTCTCGTGCCATGCGAATAATGTCTTCTCTATTCATCTCGGTGCATCCTCGTAGTTGTCAGGATTGAACTTCGGCTCTCGCTTGTCGTTCTTGTCCTTGGGGTTTGGAAATGGGGGGAAGGGCCATGTCATGTACCCTCCAACACTTCTAGTATTACTGTTCTGATCTTTGTGTAGGCTTCCGCCTTCGTGTAAGGCATCGCTAGTATGTTGTCTATGTCGCATAACGCCTCGTAGTATTCTGTGCCGCGCATCGCGTTTTGAAGTTTGTGTTCATCTTCGGGGTAGTTGAATTCAAGTAAGGCTTTCATAGGGGTTTCCTTTCGCTAATCGCATAAGCAACCTTGCCTTGCGCCATGTTCTACGCACATCGGTTTGTGAGGCGTTTCTAAATTTAAACTTCGGGTCTGTACACATACGTGTTGGTAATGCTCTTGAGAGATATTTAAGTTCTTTCATTTTGCGTTGTCCAATATGAGTTGTTTGATAATCCCGACATTGTGTTCATCAACAATGAACGACAAGCCGCCCCGCATCTCAATCTCATCTAAGTGAGACTGCTGTAATTTCGTTGGCTTACCGCCGTTCGCTTTGCACTCTATGCCGATGAACCACCCGTTGTAGCAACATAGAATGTCAGGCACTCCTGAATTACCAAATCCACTCGTTACGGGCATGGTGTAGTAAGCCCCGATAGAAGCCAGTTCCATAAGGACTTTCTTCTTTACTTTGCGTTCAGGTGTATCTGCCATGTAGATTTCTCCTTGTTGTAGCCAATCTCACCAAGCTGCGAATAGTGCATGACTACGATGTATAAATCTTTGCACACCATCCACCCCACATCGTCGAGCTTTGGGTTGTGGTAATTGATAAACGAATCCGTGACCGAGACTTGATATAGTTCTTTCTTAGGCGGCGGAAATGCGTGAATCATTGCAAGTGAAGCCTTCATGAAGTCAGGTAATGTTTCTTCGGTGAAGTACCGCACTCTGTCAGGTTGCACAACAACTGCATAACCATCGTCTTCTCTGTATACAGGAACGCGCCACATATCAGGGGTCTTGTATGGCATGGAAGGCCACTTCTTAGCGTCGTGTAGTGAGCGCATATATTGCGTAACGTATTCAAGTTCGCTGTACATTACTTGGGCTCTTTGGGAATGACCACCCACACGATGTTGTTGCGATAGCCCGCGCTGATGTCGAGTTCAGGTAAGAATCTGTCAATCTTACCTATGAACAACTCGTTTCTGTTGGAGTAGATTCTTTCGGTAGACTTACCTTGCATGTAGGTAGCGATCATCATCGCATCGACTGCGACTTCGGGTATATCTTTGAGAGTTGAATAGCGTTTCAGGCTACCCTGAATGAGTACCTTCTCGCGGCTGTTAGTGTTATCAACCACGCCCTCACCGACAAGATACTTGACTGGGAGAGTACCATCGTTTTCATAGTAGTTCTCGTAGTCAATGCCTATGAGTTTGAAGCCCTTGCAGAATCTTTTATGGTCGTCTGCTGACTCATTGTATGTTTTCATTTTGACTAAATATTTACTGTACGAATCTTTGAGATCGCTAGCGTACTGCTGTATTGAAATAGTGTCAACACCTAATTGGCTTTCTACCAACATTTTTACAATATCAACATTCACTTCTATTTTAGGTGCGCCATATCTAGCCGAATCTTTGACTGGATGAATTGCAGTAATGACTTCTTCTGCGTAAGCCTTAGTCATACTCTCATCGCTAGGAAACTCGTTGTTCTTCTTCAGCGTTCTAATGAGTGTTGCAATCTTATTAGAGTCGCGCTCACTTCTGCTGGAGTTTGAACTCGACTTCTCTTTCTTAACAAGATACGGATTCTCATAGATGTAGACTGTCTCACTTCTATCGCGTGAGTTAGTATTTGTAGACAACTCACCGCCATCCAATCCATTGGGTGTTACTACGCGCAACGCACCGCTATTCTTAACTCTGTCGACCTTCACATTGAACGCCGTGCAGAACTCATACACAAACTTCTTGAGGTTCGGCTTGTTGGTAAACAGTTCAGTCAGTTTGTCTTGGTCGACTTTGTCTGTTGCTATGTTCATAACTCTCTCCTTACAGTTGTTTAAATTCTTCACCAGTAGGTGAAACGATTTTGTGATCCCATGAAGATGCACATAACTTACCCTTGGGTAACTCCACCCAATCAAACGCTTCGTCAATCTCTCCTAAGATAGTCTTACGGAAATGTCTAACGATGACACTCTCAACACTTTCTTGCCATTCGCGCGGCATCCTTGGTTCGCCTGAGCCGCCATCACCTAGTTGGTATCTAAAGTTGCTACGAATCCAATGGTTGTGCAATAGATACTGTATGAACGCCGCATCTACATAATGTTTCTTATCAACTGTCTCTTTCAATGTCTTGGCGTTGAAATTTGCGCCATTGAACTTGTCAGTCTGATCGTGTAAATCTTTGATGACTTCGATTGCCGCCTTGTCGTTCATTGCCTTGATGTACATCGGATAAACATCTAAAAACTCTTTGTACTGCTTCATGATTGCGTTTGATCTTTTGCGATTCAGGGTAGGCTGAACAACTGTGAACTGCGTCAGGGGCTTCTTAGTTCCAATATCAAACCGCAGTCCTGTGAAGATCGGATAGTCTTCAAAACCTCCAACGCTCATGATCGCGCCGCCTTTAGCCTTCACCTGATGTATGTACACACCAAGCAATTCAGACATGAGAGTGTTCTCACCTTGATGCAGTCCATTGACCGTGGTGAACTCAAACGAATTGTCAGGGCGCACAATGCCTAATGGTTTCTTGCCTACATACCATCCCTCTTTCAAATCGCCTTTCTCAAGTTTGTCGATCATTTCTCGGTGCGAATACCAAATGCTGAACGAACCATCCTCCAACGCTCTGAAGTGCCGCGCTGAGTATGTCCTGTCACCTAAGTGGTACGCATTGCCTGAGCCACGATAAGGCTTACTGTTCTTGACTGTGTTAGCCAAGGACTCGTAACTAATTCTGTTGATGTCATAAAAACCCATGATTACTCCTTCACCATAACTTTCTTACCTGCTGGCGGTTGCCAACTCTCGTTCTCTGTCACCATCCACAATGTCGGTGCTGAAATCTGCCACGCAACATCACTCTCAACATAACCGTCGGTGAACACCAATACACATTCAGCATTGACACGCTTCTTGTTGATGTATTCAGCCACGCATGAAACCTTAGTTCCTCCGCCACCCAAGGGCTTGAGCATTGCTCCGATGTTCTGATAATCATCTTTGAACAGTTGCTCGCCATGAACCTTGGTGTCCCACCACAAAACGCGCACAGCTTCGGGCGATACGACCTCACAGATAGAGACCAGTTCTGAGGCGAACTCATTGAGCTCCTTCTCACCAATCGAACCCGATGTATCGATAGCAACGACAATCTCTCCGATAGTCTCGTTCTCCACAGTTGGGATGTACAAATCATTGGGCAACACTCTGCGGTTGAACTTGCGCCATGTGTACTCGTCCTTGCCCTTCGTCGCTGAAGAAACAAAATCTCGTAACACCTCACGCCAATCTACTTTCGGGTTGAGAATGTCTGTGATCGCTCGTGGCAGATCAATACCTAAGCGACCCGCCAACAACGCGCCTTCACGCAACGCTCTGTCGATACGCGCCTCGACCTCCTTGGCTTTCTCAGGAGTCATCGGATTACCATCGCCCTCGGTGTCGTGCTCGTCGAACGAATACTCACCACCTCCACCTTGCGATTCACCATCCCCTGAATCACCACCTTTGCCGCCACACCCGCCTTCTTCCTCCAATAACTTGTACACCTCACGCATGTTCATGTTGTGGTACTTGGGGTCATAGCATCCGCCCTCGGGGAGCTTCACAAGGTTCTTGTCCTTGATGTTCATGATGATGTCGTTGACAACATAGTCTGCCGCTTTGTTGGCTCGCTGACGATCTTCTCTGAACATGTCAATGCCATGAAGCATGTGACGCAATACGATGTGCAGATTCTCATGAAGCACTAAGCCTGCTACTTCTTGATCTGTCTTGCACACGGCTTTGAGGAACGCTCTGCCGTAACGCTTGTTGATACCATCGGTGTATGCAGTTATCGCATCATCGATCACGGCTGTCGTACCCATCATCATCACACCTGAGTACAAAGCTGTCTCAGGATGTTTCATCATGGCAATGTGCGCCTTCTTGACGCGTTCTTCTTCAGTCAACATTATGGTCTCCAGTAAAAAAGATCTAACAATAAAACAATGAGTGACATCAGCAACGCCACTCGCTCAAACTTTTCCCATCGGGTTAGCATTACTCAGCTCACATCAACTTGTGGTTGTTTGATGCCCAAGTGTTGATCGCTTGGTTGTATCTCGCAATGCGAGGCTTACCGCGCATAATCATCGTGAAGAACACGGATTGAACTTCGGAGGACGGAATGCGCTCAACGAACTGCATGTACTTGTTCAGCTCATCCTGAGTCTCTACTACGTCGACCGCCTCGAACATCATCATGACTTGCGCTGACACATCGTCAGGAACTTTAATGGTTGACGGTGCTTTCAACACATCAGCGAATGAGATCAACTTGCCTTCGAGTGCAATGAACGCTGACATACTCTTAGCCGCCGCTTCGCCGATAGTGCCTGCCAATGCCGCCATCATTGCGTGTTCACCGATGATGTCCTTAGCTTCCACAATAGGAGATGCTTTCGCCAATGAACGAGGCGACACGAACGAACGTGCGGGAGATGATGGTTTAAAGATATATGGGTTGTCGCTCTCATCACCGTCCAGATAGCTACGCATGGCCTTGGGAGTCATCGCCACCCATGCACGAATCGGTCTAGCTACCTTGTGCTTAGTCGCCCAAATGTTCCACAATTCTGCATTGGGCTTGCTCATGTGCAAGATACACACACGATTACCAACGTGAGCCAACATGCTGTCGCCTACGCCATCGCTTGCATTGTTACTTGTACCAAACACGATGCTACCCTCGGGCAGGGGTTCATCGCCAACACTACGCTCGAGCATGAGTCGGGTGAAGATAATCTGCAATAGCTTGGGAGACTTCATGAACTCGTCAAGCATGATGACTTTCTTCTTGCCGTTGCCTAGCTTGAAGAGAGACGACACATAATACTCAAGAGTCTTGCTCGCATGGTTGGGGATCGATGCCGCGACATCCATCATATCTTTAACAGGACAGTCGACATAGATGAAGTCATACTCATCAGTACCGAGATCAGCTTCAAGCATCTTCAGGATTGATGACTTGCCACAACCAGGCTCAGAGACAATGATGGGAGTAATTGAATTACCGATTGTCTTGATGACGTTTGCGCAGTCATCGATGGTAATGTTCAGGTTGAAATTGATTTTAGACATGGTGTTTCCTTCGGTTAATGTTTCAGGGTTGGGTGAATGATTACTTGTTAATTTTCAGTTGCTTGATGGTGTATGTTTTCTCTACTTCATCTACTTCAACATACGCCTCCTTCATGCCTATCGCAACCAATGTGCATGACAAGAACACAACACGACGTTGCGCCTTGAAGTACATGAATGTCATAACTGCAAACGCAATCAACAATACGATCTCTAGGTCGGTCATACAAAACTCCTTATGGGTTTAAATTTAGATAACATGTCATCGACATTCTCTTTGACTACGCTTCGGGTATAAGAACTCTCACGCAAATCCTCTGTGCTGATACCGTCAAGCGCAAAGCTAAGGTCTACTACTGCTTGTGACAATGCCTTGTTGTTTGTCAGGTTGAAGTTCTCGATGGTCTTGCAAATCTCCTTGGCTTGGCTCACAGTACTGTCGTAGATCTTCTTGCGCCTTACCTTGCCATCTTCATCGGGCGTTGCCTCGGTACATGCGTTGGCTAACCGTGAAGCAATCTCTACAAGACGCTCGGATGCATCGTCCATCACAGCGTTGATGATCTCTTGCGTTTGACGCTCGTAGTGGTTCTTCAAATCTTCTGCCAATGCTTCGCTCACAGACGAACGAAAGTCGGCCTGCGGTACTTTCTGTACATGCAGACGCATGCGGAACTTGGTGCGAACTTCTTCAGGTTCAGGGTACTCTGAACGATTAAACATATCGCCTTGCTTGAACGCCGCATCGCTGACAATCTGCGGGTATGCAGTAATGAACTTCTCGAGCAGAGCTTTGAAGTCGGCCTCATGTTGGGCGTACTCTTTCTTGAACTTCTCAAGGTTGATCGTTGGAAGCAAACGCATTGAGCCCGCCCAGTCGTATGTCGACCTCTGAAGCCAGTTATACACGGTCTGCCGATAGTTCAGTAGCGCCTTGTGGTCGGGTGAATCGGAGAGTAAGTTCTTGGTGAACTTGCCTGCATCAGCAGAGGCTTTCTTAGATGTTGTCACCTCGTTAGAGATGGCGCGATCCTGTTTCGTTGCAGTCCACACGTTGACATCCACGCATACGACAAGTGCTGACGTTGCAAGTGAGATGATGTGGTTGGGTTGTTGAAGTTCAAAGTTCATGTTAACGGCCTCCCTTGTGGCTTGAGTTGAGATTAAGTAATAGAGAACGATCAGTCACAACGATGTAGTTGGACTTGGGCATCGGCACGATAGTGTGTTTGGTACTACGCGCGTGTTTCTCGCCACATGGCATACACAATGTATATCCCATGCGATGGCGTTGTGCAGAGTAAAGTTCACCACAGGCTGAACAGCTAGGTATCATGGAAGGGTTGTGGTTGTGAGCTGACGGACAATGACTTTCCACTCATGGTCAAGACCCTCTGCCTCGTCTGCCTTGATGCATGTATGCAGGTCGTACATCGCCATGTCTTTGTCGGTGAATACGTCGGTCACATTGCCGTCGCACAGAAGCAAATACACTTTGTCGACAGGTGCTTGCTTTACGGATGTGTTGCGCATCGCATCGCGGATGGATGGATGTACGTTGGTGTCGTCTGCGATTTGACGCAGAACAATGTCGATGTTTTTGAACTGTCCCATACTATCTCCTGACTGAATAAAACTGAATTGAATTTCACCGTACCGTGAAACGGTAAGTGATGGCTGTGTCGAGTTACTCCCCGACACAGATTCCATTGTACCATAACTTTACATATAAACAAAGTGTTTTGGGTAACTTTGTTGGGCTATATGTCTAGGGTTAAAGGCTCTTGTGGTATGACATGTATCTCATAGCCGAGCTTGCGTATGCATTTGAGGTTTGCCTCAGTCAAAGTCACGGTGTCCGCGATACTGGCAAACACCTTCGCCTTGTCGCACACGGGATACACGACACGTTTCCCATACACATCCATTACACGAACGTGTATCGCGAGTAGGTCCTGTTGGTCAGTCATTTGTATTTCCTTATTCGCATCTTCCATCCTACGTAATTGCCAGTCTCGATAACCTCATTCAGTATGAATCCCGCGAAGTCATCCTCATCCCATATACCTTGGCGTACAAACTCGTAAGCCAAGTCGTATCTGATTTTCATTTCACATCCTCCTGAAAGATTAGGTTAAGCATCGCCTTCTTTACCTCGGGGTCAACCGTAGGACGCACCATCTCATCAACCATTAGGTTGTACTGTTTGCGCTTGACCATCTCGGTGTGTGTATGTTCTGCAAATAACATGACTTCCTCCCATGTGGGGAATCTGCCACGCTCATCGTAGAAGCGATACGCTTCGCAGACCACGCATCCTTGCTCGTAACTTTTACAGCGGTTGCCGATATTGATCGGCCCCCCAGTTTTGCGGTATGCCCGCAGTTTTAATCTCGTACGTACTTTCATATTATCTGTCCGATCTGTTGGTTGGAATAATGAATGGCTGTAATTTGCTTACAGGATGTTGTAGCCTTTGAGCCAGCGTCTTGTGTCTTTGCCCATACTGACAACTGTCAGACCCTCGTACTCGTTGTCGATGTCGCGGAACTCGTCAAAGTCAAAAGCTGGGTCAACTGTGTTTGTGCAGTAGTAGTGCGACTCGTTCATGGGGTCGTGAATCGCTAACCAGTCAGACACAATTTGGTCTGTGTCGATGGGTGTTTTGGCAATGGGTTGTGCCTTGGGGGTTGTAATGCGCAATGTCTTGCGGATAGAACGGGGGAGATGGTCGAGCATCTCACGTTGCATTTTGGCAACGAGGGAGGGAGAGACGACAAACTTAGCTTTCATGATGACTCCTAACTAAATTGAACTGAATTGAACTAACTTGATTTCACCCACCCGTGAAACGATTGTTGGTCGTCTTGGGGTTGGCAAAGGCTTGAGTTGGAGAGGTTTGCAGGCGCTTATTCCCCGACTCAGACTCAATTGTAACATAACTTTACTTATAAACATAGGGGTGTGGGGTGACTTTGTTGAGGTGCGGGGCTTGGGGCGTAGTGTACAGGGATTGGAATTGGATATGTACAGTTAGACTTTTTGGGGGGTTATTGGAACGGGTTTTTGGAACAAATTGGGGTGAATTGGAATCTGGAAAAGTACTACTAAGGTTATGAAATGAATATAAAGAGTAGAGTAGTAGTAGTAGTAAAAAAAAAAAAA